AAAGAACATCAAGGCTTCGATGGCGGGCACGTCCCACATGAACCTGCTGAAGGAGATATACACCCCGACTCGACACGCCAGCGAAGCCTTCAAGCTGCTGGGTGTCGACATGCAGGAGATGCAGCGCCAGGGCCTGAGCAGCGCCGAGATGATCGACAAGATCCGCGAGGCGACGGCGAAACTCGACTCGACCAGCGTGCGCTCGTTTGCTGCAGCGATCGGCGGCGAACGGGGTCAGAAGGAACTTGCGCCTCTGCTTGAAGGCGGCACGAAGAAGCTGGTCGACGTTCAGAACCAACTCCTTGAAGCGAGGGGCTTCACAAAGTCCGTGATGCTCGAACTGCAGAACACCGTCGAGGGCTCTTCGGCACGCATCAGGCAGGCATTAACTAACGCTTTCAGCTCAGCCTTCGAGGAGAGCAAGGGTTCGATTCAGACATTCAACAACGCGCTCGCCAATGCGATCAGCGGCGAGGAGTTCAAGAGCGCTTTGTCTTCCCTTGCACAGGGTATGACAAGCCTGACTAGGTTCGTTCTAGACCACGCTGAGTCGATCAAGAACGTAGTCGTTGCTTACCTCGCGTTGAAGGCTGTCGGCATTGTCGGCACCATGCTCAGCAGCTTCGCGAAGTCGATGTCCGAAGGCGCTCTCGCGGCACAGTCCAAGCTGATCGCACTCAACAACTTGACCGGTGCGACAACCAGACTGACCGCTGCTGTCACAGCTCAATCGGCTGCGGACGCTCGCGGCGTCGTGCTGACAGCCAGCTCGACCGCTGCTGAGCGGGCCAGGGCGTTTGCCACTAACGCCTCTGCGATGGCGGTGACATCTGCTGCTGCGACGACAGCAAAAGCTGGAGGCGTGATCACCACGGTGGCTGTAGGTACGACTGCGGCTGCTGCCGCGTTTGCTCGACTCAGTACCGCTACCGCACTCATCGGTCGCGCTTTCACCTTCCTGTCTGGTCCTGTCGGTATCGCCATCGGGCTGGTAACCACCATAGGATCGCTGTGGTCCATCCTTGCCTCAAAGCAGGACACGGCCAGGGACGCACAGGATGCTTACACCAACTCGGTCAACAACACGAACCGAATCCTTGACCAGGAAATCGAGCGTCTTCGCGTAAAGAAGGACCTACTGAAAAACCCCGGCAAACCGGAAGCTCAGGCAAACATCGATCGTGAAAGGGATAGGACCGTCAATTACATCAGTCAAGTGACTGCGGCTAAAAACCAGATTGACGATCCCAAGTACAAGTCGCCTTACAACCGCGACACCAGAACATTCAAGATCACGGGCCTGGACGGCCAGGACACCGTCTACTCTGCAAAACAGATTCCAGAACTTTTTGCAGGCCTGAGTAAGGTTGGGGGTAAAGATCAGGCTCCTGGTGCGTATCAGCAGCTAAAGAAGATTCAGAAGGACTCTGCCACTATCGCCTCGGAAACCAAGGAGATCGACCAACTTGATGGTGCTGAATCCTTGAAGAAGTGGATCGAAGCCAAGACTGATGTGTTGCTGGCTCGACGGGATGATTTCGTAAAGAACAAGCAGAGCACAAAGCAAGTTGACAGCGAGCTGGCCGTTCTCAAGAAGTACAGCAGCAAAGAAGTTCTTGGGTCTGTTCGCGATACGCAGTCCGCTGAGAAAATCAAGGATCGACTTCAGAAAGTCATTGATCAGTCAGGCAAGCAGGTTCTCTTCGGTGCACCAACCGGCACCGATGGAGAAGCTGTTGCCAAGAGCAACCTTGCTATTGACGGCATCAATCGCGAGATTGAGGAGATGAAGGACGCAACTCGGTTCCGCAAGGAACTCGACGAGGTCACTTACAACACTGATAAGTTCGGCCCTTACATGGCTGCGCTCATCGCGGAGCAACGCGCACAGAAAGACGTTCTGGACATCGAGGCACAGCGTCTCGAAGCTCAGCGGGCTCTGGCTAAGGTGGACAAGAGCAAGTTCACGGATGCTGACAAGGTCAACTTCCAGCGTAAGTCAGAAGGCATCGATGCCGACTTTGACAAGCAGAAGCGTCAGGCTGGCAATCGTGTGGTCATCGCGCAAGCCAAGGCTGTCAACGCTGGCTACAGTGAGACGAGCAACGATACCGACGAGCGCCGCAGGCTCAACGACCAGAGCCAGAAGCAGCTCGGCGAGATCTACAGCAAGTACAACGTCAAGACCTTGTCTTCGACTGAAGCCGCTGAGATGGAGGCTCGCCTCAAGGCCGAGGAAATCTACCGTGGCGCGATCAGCAAGAAGACTGAAGACCTTGCCGTCGCTCAGGCCAGCGTTGCCGTGCTGCAGGAGCGAGCCAAGGCCGCTCTTGGCGAAGCTAAGGGACCGGCGCAGGAGCAACTCAGGATTGCTCAGGAGCGTGCCGCTGCTGAGGAGAAGGTCCTACAGGTTCTCCAGGCTGAAGCCGCGATGCAGGGCGACAAGGCGGGAACACTTGCCAAGGACCTCCAGGCTGAGTCCGAAACCGCTGCCGCAGGTTGGAACAGGTTCTGGCTGCAGTACCAGCAGCAGGGCACTAACTCGGCCATGATTGTCGAGAGCGCATTGAAGACGGCGACTCAGGGTATGAGCGACGCTTTCATGACTTTTGTGACGACCGGCAAGCTTAGCTTCCGTAGCCTTATCACGAGCATGATCACCGAGCAGTTGAGGCTGCAGGCAAACAAAGCGACGGGAAGCATCTTCAGCTTCCTTGCCAACGCGGCTATCAATGCAATCCCCGGTTCGTTCGGCGGAGTAACTGGCGGAACCACCATGACTGCGGGCGGCGTCACCGGCAGCATTGCTGACTACTCCGGTGCCAGCGTCAAGTTCGCCAAGGGCGGCATCATGACCGAGTACGGCAGCTTGCCCCTGAACAAGTACCGCAACGGCGGCGTCGCCACCGGCCCGCAGGCCGCGATCTACGGCGAGGGCACCCGCCCTGAGGCTTACGTCCCCCTGCCAGATGGCCGCTCGATCCCGGTCACGATGGAAGGGCAGGGCGGCGGCGGGCCGACCACAGTGAACATGAACGTGAATGTTTCGTCGAACGGCAATTCGGAAGTAGAATCTGACACTTCTGGAAAAAAGGGTCAACAACTGGGCCGGATGTTCGAAGCGGCGACGATGGAGGTCATCGCCCGCGAGAAGCGCCCCGGTGGTTTGCTCTACAGCAGGTAATCAGCGATGGCAACATTCACCTGGACTCCAGATAAAGGCGTCGATCGAACCTTCAAGCCGAGAGTCAATGAGGCGAAGTTCGGCGACGGCTACGGGCAGCGCTCTGCCGACGCCATCAACAACCTTGATGAGAGTTGGAGCCTGAGCTTCACGGTTCGCACGGCCACTGAGATTGCGGCGATCGAGGCTTTCCTTGCGACTGCCAAAGGGGTCAGCAACTTCGACTGGACGACGCCTGCAGGCAACAACCAAAAATTCGTGTGCAGGTCTTGGTCATCGTCTTACAACTACTCGGGCGACAACTCCTTGCAGGCGACGTTCGACAGGGTCTTTGAGCAGTGAATCTACCTGAACTTCTTCAGCAGCTAGACGCGGGCGCAATCATCGAGTTGTTTGAAGTCGATGCCACCAGCATTAGCGGCGTCCCCACGGATGTGTTCAGGTTCCACGCTGGCACGAACAACATCAGTCAGCCTGTGGTGTGGCAGGGGCTGTCCTACACCCCGATGCCTGTCGAGGCCAGCGGCTTTGACCTGACACCACGAGGCACTCTCCCGCGCCCGGTCTTCAAGGTCGCCAACCTGAGTGGCTCCATCTCGGCACTCATGATCAGCTTCGAGGATCTGGTCGGAGCCAAGGTCACACGCAAGCGCACCTTCGCTCGCTACCTTGACGGGCAACCGGGCGCGGACCCGACACAGTACCTTCCTGACGACATCTACTTCGTTGAGCGCAAGGTCAGCGAGACGCACGTCGCTGTCGAGCTTGAGCTTGCATCGGCCCTCGACCTAGAGGGAGTGGAGCTGCCTAGCCGCCCGATCCTCGTCGACGTGTGTGCGTGGCAGTACAGAAGCGCCGAGTGCAGCTACACAGGAAGCAACTACTTCAACGTGAACGACGACCCGGTCTCGCTTTTTGGACAGGATGTGTGCAGCCACAAGGTCACCGGTTGCAAGAAGAGGTTCGGTGCACGCGGCGTCTTGCCGTTTGGTGGGTTCCCTGCCGCGAAGCTCTACAAGACATGACACTTCTCGAAGAAATGCTGCTTCATGCAGAAGAGGACACACCCAATGAAGCCTGCGGACTTGTGGTCTCTTCTGGCAAGCGTCACCGTCTCATTCGAGGCAAAAACGTGGCGCTGCTGCCAAAGCAGCAGTTTGAAATGCACCCCGACGCGTGGCTGGAAGTTCAAGACCATGAACAGGTCATCGCCATTTACCACTCCCACCCCCACACGAGTGCTGAGCCCAGTGTGCAGGATCTGGTCGCTTGTGAAGCCTCTGGGCTCCCGTGGCACATCGTGTGTCCGCACACCCGTCAGCACACCTTGACCGAGCCCTCAGGCTATGAAGCTCCGTATGAGGGCCGACCGTACCTTTATGGTGTTCTCGATTGCTACAGCCTCATGCGTGACTGGTACAAGCGCGAGTGGGGCCTGAGGCTTATGGACTTTGAGCGTGAGCCCAGCTTCTGGCTGAAGGGCAAGAACACCTTCGTCGAGAGCTTCGAGGAATGCGGGTTCACAAGGCTCATCGAACAGGAGCCCGAGGTTGGTGACTTGATGCTGGTTCAGATCGCCTCGACAGTGCCGAATCACATCGTGCTCTATGTCGGCGACGGCAAGATCCTGCACCACGTTGAGGGCAGGCTGTCCAAGATCGACCCCTACGGCGGCGCGTGGCGGCGCTTCACCACTCACCACCTGAGACACGCCTCACGCATGGAGGTCGCTCATGGTTGAGGTCAGGCTGCACGGAGAACTTGCGAGGGAGTTCGGCAAGGTCTGGAACCTTGCGATCGAGACGCCTCGCGAAGCCATCGAGGCGATCAACGCCAACATGCCAGGGTTCAAGCGGAAGATCGCAGACCTTGCACGTCGAGGCATGGTCTTCAGGGTGCGCACGAAGCAGCATGATTACGACAATGAGGACGTAGGCAGCACCCTCGGCAATGCGAGTCGACTCGACATTGTGCCGATCGTCATGGGCGCTTCAGCAGGCATTCGGTTCGTGGTCGGAGCAGTACTGCTTGCTGTAGGTCTCTACACCGTGAATCCGACCCTTACGACTATGGGTGCCTCGCTGATGCTGGGCTCGATCGTCGAATGGCTCACACCTGTGCCAAAGGCCAAGGACGGCGTCAACAAGTCGACGAGCTGGACGTTCAATGGTCCGCTCAACACCGTAGAGCAGGGCCTGCCGGTGCCGATCATCTATGGCGAGGTGCTCACTGGTGCCTACCCGATCAGCGCGGGCATCGCGACCAGTTCGATCAACGCTGATTCCAGCGCTGCTTCAGCGACGGTCAGTGGGCAGACTTCGGCGCACTTCCCGATGACGACGCTCACCGGCCCGGTGACTGGCGTCTTCAACCTCAGCTCAGCCGCGATCAACATCGACGAACCCCGAACCTACGCTTGGTCGAGGTCTGGGTTCGCTGGCGCTTCCGCTGTCAATATGGCTCCTACCGACAAAGCCTCGACCAAGCTTTCAATCACCCTGAACAGTCTGGGAGCGTCACCTTCACAGACAGTCTCTGGTACGGTCACTTTGACGGTTACGGGCAAGAGACCAGGAAAGAGCACCACGGCGACGGCGACAGTCAGTCAGACAATTACCGCTTACTTTGACAACTACTGATTGACACTTCGATGAAAAGAGAACTACAGATCATCGGAGCTGGCGGCGGCGGCAAGGGAGGAGGAGGCGGCGGCGGCATCAGCGAGGACCCCGACACCCTGTCATCGGTCGCGTATGCGCGGGTTATCGAACTTCTTGCCGAGGGTCCTATTAAGGGGCTGGTCAACGGTGAGTATTCGATCTACCTTGACGGCGTGCCGCTCAGAGACTCTGCAGGCACTCCGAACTACAAGCCCTTCAAGTGGGCTTTCACCCAAGGTACACAGAGTCAGCCGCCGATCGCTGGCTTTGCGGGCACACAGTCAGAGACGACCGTAGCTGTACCGCTGCGGGTCAGCACCGGGCGAATCATCAGGACCATTACAGACGCCGACGCCGACAGCGTGCGCGTGACGGTCTCTGTGAATGGTCTGACGAAGACAACTTCCAAGGGCAAGATCGAAGGCTCCACGGTCGAGTACACGATCGCCGTCAGGCGGCAGGGCTCGCCGACCTGGACGCGCGATTACCAACAGGTGATCAAGGGTAAGACTGGCTCCAGGTACCAGCAGTCGACCGAAGTCGAACTCACTGGACTGGGTGTTGGACCTTATGAGGTCAGCGTGCTGCGCACCACTGCCGACTCGACCAGCGCACTGCTGATCGATGACCTGAATTGGGACAGCTACACGACGATCAACTACGAGCAGTTCAGTTACCCGAACAGCGCCCTAGTTGCTCTTGAGCTTGATGCTCGGTACTTTAGTCAGGTACCAGTGCGCAGCTATCACGTGCAGGGTTTGCTGATTCGCATTCCTAGCAACTACAACCCGGTCACACGCAGGTACACCGGCAACTGGGATGGCAACTTCCAGGTCGCCTACAGCAACAACCCAGCGTGGTGCTTCTTCGACTTGCTGACAAGCGATCGGTACGGACTCGGTAAGCGCATCAGCGACGCGCAGGCGAACAAGTGGCTGATGTACCAGATCGGCAAGTACTGCGACGAGCTGGTGCCGACCGGTCTGACCACGAACGTCTACGACGTGACGGGCGGCACCAGCTTCTCGGCGCAGGGCAGGTTCAACGCAGGGCCACCCAAGAACACCGGACCACTTGAACCTCGCTTCACTCTCAACTGTGTCATAAACACAAGAGAGGACGCATACAAAGTCATCAACTACCTGTCCAGTGTCTTCCGTGGGATGACGTATTGGTCGGGCGGCATGGTGGCAGTCACTCAGGACTCACCCGCCAATCCAGAAATCATTTGGAACAACGCCAACGTCATCGACGGCATCTTCCATTACGAAGGCTCTTCGAGGACTCAGCGCCACACCACATGCACGGTGGCCTGGAACGATCCTACTGAGGATTACAAGCAGAAGTTCGAGTACGTCGAAGATCGCGAGGGCATCGCCCGCTACGGTGTAAGACCGACTGACGTTGTCGGGTTCGGTTGTACTTCCAAGGCTCAAGCGCACCGGCAAGCGCTCTACATCTTGCTGACTGAAAAGCTTGAGCAACAGATCATCAAGTTCACAGTTGGGCTTGACAGTGCTGAAGTCGTGCCGGGTTTGATCGGACAAATCTTTGACTACAAGCGCGCTGGCACTCGGTGGGGTGGGCGCATCACTGGTCACACCAATATCACGGTGACCCTTGATAGCCCGGTAACTCTGAATGCAGGCACCTACAGCCTGTCCGTTATGTCGATCGAGGGCACAGTGATCACGCGCTCCGTGATCATTGCTACCGGGGGCACCTTCACAGGTCTGACTGTCAGCGTTGCGTTCACTGTCGCACCAGTCAGTATGGCTGTCTGGACGCTAGCGTCGACGACGATCACGCCGATCCTCGGTCGCGTCATCAGCGTCAAGCAGCAAAGTGCGTCGACATTCGAGATCTCCTGTATCGCGCATGACCCGTCGAAGTACTCGGCGATCGACTACGGCACGCCGCTGATTCCTCAGACCTACAGCACGCTGACTTACGACGGCGCTCCAGATATCGCTAACTTGAGGGTGATCGAGGTCACCTACAAGACAGTCGACACTGCGAAGACGATCAGCAGTCTCGACATCAGTTGGGACATTTCATCGAACCCGCTGGTCAGGGGCTACAAGCTTGTTATCAAGACCTCGTCAGGCACCGTGATCAAAGAGGACGAAGTCAACAAGGCTTCGTTCACGCTTGAGAACGTGGTGCCCGACACTTACGTGGTTACTGTCTCAAGCATCAGCAACTTTGCTGTCTTGGGTGTGCCGACGACGGTGACGACGACGGTGACGGGTGTCGATCGCACGAGACCTATCAATGTCACCGGGCTCACGGGTACGCCGACCAACGGAACGATCGTGCTGACGTGGGACAAGCCTGCGGACCTTGACTACAGCTCGACGATCCTGCAGCAGGGCACGACCTGGAGCGACGCGACGCCTTCGCTGTACGACGGGCGCTCGAACACCTTCACGTGGCCCTGGCCGGGTCCTGGCACTTACACCGTACTGGCGAAGCACAAGGACACCAGCGGCAACGTCAGCCTCACTGCGGCCAGCGTGACGGTGACGCTGTCACCAAGCAGCAGCCCCGGCTTCCTGTCGGTACCGCCGAACCTCACGAACTTCACCACTGCTGGTACCTTTAAGGCCGTGTTCCTGTCATGGGACATGAACCCTTATCCGAACCACAGTTACGTCGAGGTGCGTCGCAGCACAACAGACAGCTTTGGCACGTCGACCACCATAGGAACCAGCAGTTCCGACATGTATGTCGATACCAGTGCGTCAGGGTCTACTACTTACTACTACTGGATCAGGGCCGTAGGCTACCTAGCTGACGGTACTCCAATCTACGGCGCTTACAACCCGACTGGAACGGGCGGCACATCTGGTGGTGCTCTGTTGATTGGCAACGTCGATCTAGGCCCCTTGATCGTTGAAGCGGCAAACCTTGCTAGCGGGGCAGTTACAGCAGGAAAGCTGGCGGCTAACTCAATTGCTGTTGGTACTGCTGCGATTCAAAACGCTGCCATCGTCAACGCGATGATGGCGAACTCGTCAATCGACACTGCAAACATTATCAACCTAGCTGTTGCTACTGCGAAGATTGCAGACTTGGCAGTAACAACTGCGAAGATCGCCAACCTCGCCGTTGGTAATGCTCAGATCGCCAACCTTTCCGTTGACAACGCAAAGATTGCAAATCTTGCTGTCGAGACTGCAAAGATCGCCAACTTGGCAGTGACTACAGCGAAGATTGGTAACGCACAGGTCGACAGTCTTCAGATTGCCGGTTACGCAGTCGTTGTCCCTAGTAGCGCCCAGGTTACTGCTAATAAAGACGCAACCTATGTCTCAAACGTAACTTCAAGATCTAAGAATGTAACGCTCATAACAGTGGTCACAGGATCAACTACTAACGGAGAGCTTGTTTTATTCTTATCGCCTTTACAAATACCTAGTGGCGAGATTCCAACAATTGCCCAAGCAATAACAGGTCTGCAATCGGCTCCCACATCTACTACAGCCATAGTTAGCGTAAAGAGAAACGCAAGCACTATTTCTAGTCAGTCTGACGCTGAGACAAATGGTAGCGGTCTTTTTGCTAACGTCTCTTTTACCAATATGATCATACGAGACACTGGCCTTAGCCCGAATACAACTTACACATACACTTTAGAGGCTGCTACTACCTCTGTTTCAAACTGCAGACATCAGATTATTATTAACGCTCTCAACGTAGTTGCTCTTGAGGTTAAAAGATGACTACAACAGTGTTTATAGTAGACAGTGCGGGAATGCTTCTAAGAAAAGTAAATTGTCTAGAGGAGCATGTTTCCGTTCAAGCGCAAACAGGGGAAACAGCGGTTACACAGCAGCCCCTCGAACAACCTTGCTACTGGAGCTTCGCTGGCAACGAGTGGGTAGCTAAGGCTGCGCAACCTTCACCCCTGTACGTTTTCGATTGGAGCACTTACACGTGGTCTGACCCCAGGCCGCTCGACGAGAAGCGGGCACAGAAGATTGCAGAGATCAAAGCCATTCGAGACGCAAAGATCACCGAGCCGAAGGTCACAAGCTACGGTACTTTCGACTCCACTGACAAGGCACAAAACGACCTGAGCAAGGTCATTCAGATGTTGACCATCTCTGTTGCCCTGGGGACGGGCAACACTGCTAACTTCACCTTGTCGGATAACACCAGACCTTCTTTCACTTTGGTTGAGCTGCAGACTGCAGCTTTACAAATGGGTGCCCAAGTTCAAGCGTTGTTTGACATAGCTAGCACCCTCAGGTCTCAGATAGAGACAGCAACCGAAGCAGAGCTTGAAAGCATTACATGGCCCGCTACCTAATCAGAGTACTCGTTGGCATTGATCAACTGGCAACCACCCTTGTCGGAGGTTGGCCTGATGAAACTCTGTCCAGCTATGCCTATAGGCTTGAGCTTCAAGGCAAGATCGGAGGCAAGATATTCCGACCGATCATCGACTTTCTTTTCAGTTGGCAGCGAATCCCAGGTGGACACTGTCATAAAGCTTTCATGTATGAGCGGGCTAGGACCCAACTTCCACCTGAATTGCGGTAATAGATTGTCGGAATTGTAGAAAGAGAAAAAATGTCGTATAGAATCCGGCCTTACGGGAGTTGAGTTCATCCTCCGTTTTCTATGGGAAAACAGATGCCTGAAAACCAAAACCCTGACGGCCCGCAAGGTTTGCGCATTCGATGGGAAGTACCCCTTCCTTGGCTCATCGGTGGCATTGTTGTGATCTGTGTGCAAGCCGCGATCGTGTACTTCGCCCAGGTCAGACAAGGTGAATTACTGGCAGAGCAGAGCATCACGATTCGTGAACTCTTAAAGCAGGTAAAGGAAATCAACCTGCTTATCACCAGCGGCAATCTCAAGGATGTCGAACACGACCTAAAGATTTCTGATCATGAGCGTCGGCTTAACTACGTCGAAGCCCAGATCCAGAACTACCACCAAAGGAATGAGAATGGCGCTCGATCCGATTACCGCAGGCCTTGACCTAATCGGCAAAGTTATCGACAGATTCGTCGAAGACCCGAAAGCTGCAGCTCAAGCCAAGCTGGCGATGTATGAGGCTCAGCAGGCCGGTAAGCTCGACGAGGTAAAGATCGCCATGAGCGCGATCATCGCTGAAGCAAACAGCTCTGACCCTTGGACAAGCCGCGCTCGCCCAAGCTTTCTGTACGTCGTCTACATCATGCTGCTTTTCGGCTTGCCGATGGGCGTCGTGTCTGCCTACAGCCCTGAGACGGCACTGGCCGTTGCTTCTGGCTTCAAGGCTTGGCTGCAGGCCATTCCTACCGAGCTTTACCTGCTGTTCGGTACGGTGATGACAGGTTACGGAGTCGCCAGGACCGTTGAGAAAGTCAAGGGTGTCGCGTGACCATTCCTGCAGTCATCGACTTTGATACCTGCTTTGAGCGCCTCATGGGCTCGGAGGGCGGGTATGTGAATCGGGCTTCCGATCCCGGAGGCGAGACCAATTGGGGTATCTCCAAGCGTTCGTACCCAAACCTTGACATCAAGTCGCTGACCCGAGAGCAGGCCAAGAAGATCTACCTTGAAGACTTCTGGCTCGATGGGTCTATGCCGAGCTTCCACGGCGCGATCGCTTTCCAGGTGTTCGACGCCGCCGTTAACCACGGACCACAGACCGCCATTCGTTTGCTGCAGCGGGCTGTTGGTGTTGCTGACGATGGCAACGTCGGCCCGGTGACCCGCGCCGCTGTCAGGGCCATGTCGGTCACTGATGTGCTGCTGCTCTTCATGGCAGAGCGCTTCGAGTTCTGGACGCGCTGCTCTGACTGGAAGAACTCCAGCAAGGGTTGGGTTCGTCGAGGTGCTGAGAACCTTCGCTACATCGCCTCCGACACGTGAAGATCAGCCGTATCGATCCTCTGAAGTTTTCTCAGGTGATCGAACGGCTTCACCGGGAGTGCTTCCCTTCGGATGCTCTGTGCGAGCTTGAGGGAATTTGGTGGTTAGCCAAAGACGGCGCGACGCCCGTGGCGTTCGCAGCCATGAAGGCGTCAGCTCAGTGGGGCGACGCGGCCTACCTCTCGCGCTGCGGGGTGCTTGCATCGCACCGTGGGCAAGGGCTACAGAGAAAGCTGATCCGAGTCAGAGAGGCAGCAGCGCGATCGCAAGGTTTGCGCTGGCTGATAACTGACACTCGCCGAAACCCGGCGAGTGTCAATAACCTAACTAGAGCTGGATTCCAGATGTATGAGCCGTCCAGGCCCTGGAGCTTCAAGGACGCGCTGTATTGGAAGAAAAAACTCGACAACAGGAACTCCTGATGGCTAATCCAAAGATCACTCTGGAACGCGTCACCGAAGTCTTACAGCGCTACGACCTGTTAAAGGCATCTGGGCACAGCTTAACCAGCGCTGCCCTTGAAATGAAGATGCCCTTGGCAACGCTCAAAGACTTCTTGTATCGGCACCCCAAGATCGTCGGGTACGTCAGGAGGAATCAGGAAGCTGAGCTTGACATCCCTGTAGGTCCTTCGAAGGAAGAACCCCTGTCAGAGCTTCTTGCAAGGCGCAAGAAGATGTACCAGCGCGGCGTCGACAGCGACAACTTCCACAAGCTCATCCCCATCAAGGTGAAGGCCGCTGGCCCTGTCGCCATCTGCGCCGTTGGCGACCCCCACGTCGACGACGATCAGTGTGACCTCGGCGCTCTCGAACGCGACATGTCAGTGATTGGTCGCACTGAAGGCATGTATGCCCTTCATCTCGGTGATTTTACTAACAACTGGGTAGGACGCCTTGGTCGTCTTTATGCCTATCAAGCGACTAAAGCCAGTGACGGTATTCGCTTGTGTGAGTGGATGTTCGAGCTTGCTCCACCGCTGGCCGTTGTCGGCGGCAACCACGACATTTTCGGCGATGGGATGAACTGGCTCAACTTTGTTATCAAGCAAGCGGGTACCAAGATTAGCCAGGAGCACGGCTGTCGTATCGAGCTGCAGTTTCCTAACAAGAAGTCCATTCGCATCCATGCGAGGCATGACTTTCCAGGCCACTCTCAATTCAACCCGCTGCACGGCTTGAGGAAAGAGCACCTTCACGGCTTGCGTGACCACATCAATATCGCCGGTCACAAACACATTGACAGCGCTGCAGTTGTTCCATCGCCTGATGGTTACATGCAGTGGATGTTCCGAGTATCTGGCTACAAGGGACACGACGACTACGCCAAATCGTTGAACCTTCAGCAGATGAAAATGGCTCCGACTGTTGCATTGATCATTGATCCCTCATCAAGAATTCAGGCAGAGCTTGTGAAACCTTTCTGGTGTCTCGAAGAGGCAGCGGACTTCCTGACGTTTAAGCGAAAGCGTGCTCAAGTATGATTTTCATCACCTTGACACCGTTCTGCCGACAGTTGACACGCCTGTCGATCCTGCAGCCTACTAAGCAAATACCCCCGGTTTAACAGCCGGGGCATTCAGAACCCTGTGGTGGGGTTTCCCTGCTCAGGCAGGGTTTTTTGACAGTGAGAGTTGCTTAGGCAATAGTGCCGCGGATCGAGATGCGTCGTTGTTGTAGTAAGTGTCTCTGATGATCCGAATGTCTTTCGTGCCGATCGCGTGCGACAAGGCCAGAGGATCGAGGTAGGGCGCGAGACGCGTCGCTGCCTCGTGCTTGGTGTCGTGGAAGGTGAAGTCCTCAACAGCGGCTTTGTCCCGGCACTTCCGCCACAGCGCGTCGCGCTGTGAGTCGTTCATTCCCACGATGTAGGGCTGGTCCTTCGGCTTGCTGGCAAGGAGTTGGTCGAGCAGATCGATAGCACGCTCGGTCAGCGGCACCGGCCTGCTGGGATCGATCGAGGCCCGTCCGCTGCGAGCGGACTTCCGGCCCCCCTGCTCGATCGCGGCGACGCGCACGGTCCTGGCCGATCGCATGTAGTCGACGGGGCGCAGGCGCAGGATCTCACCGGACCTCATGCCCGTCTCAAGCGCCAGCAGGAAGCAGGCTCCAACCTTGGCGGTGAGAGTGGACAGGTCGCTGTCCTTCGAGTAGCCCGTGGTGTGGCACAGCGCCTCGATCTCGCGCTCGGTGAGCAGGGGTCGGTTGCGCGGTGCCGTCTTGGGCGGGCGCATGGCACCTCGGCACGGGTTCACGGTGATCCAGCGACGAACCTTGACGGCGTAAGTGAAGGCGGCAGACAGCAGTGTCAGCTCCCGGTTCGCTGTCGAGTCCATGACCTCCAGACGGCGTCTCTCGATCCACTGATTGATATCATGGGTTATGACCTTGTCGACCTTCAGCTCAGCGATTTTGTCTTTGCAGAAGTTGTTGATGCGCAGCAGGTTCCACTTCGCTGAGTCGGTCTTCGATGCGATTTCGTCGCTGTATGCCCGCAGCATGTCGCCGACCGTGACGCTCGAAGACGATGTCAAGGCACCCGTGCGGACAAGCGCTTCTTGCTGCTTGCCCCATGCAGCAGCTTCTAGCTTTGTGTCACGCGTGGCGCTGATTTTCTTGCCATCGGCAAGCCTGACCACGCATCGCCAAGCTTTTCCTCTTTGTTCCAGGTGTGCCATGTCGTCCCCAATGAGTTCAGTCTTGGGGACATTCTTGGGGACGCGCTGGGGACACGTCAACACCCTTCCCAGGAGGCTGGGGTATGAATTGGGGACATCCTATGCTCTGATAGTGTCACCGTAGAGAAGAAAAAACCCGCTAAATCAACGACTTAGCGGGCTCAAGGAGATTTATCATGGTGCCCAGGAGAAGCACCCTAGACCCGCATAAATGCTAGCTCTGTGGCTTATCGGGGACCGGTTCCTGTCCCCATTGAGTTCACGTGAAAGCCTTTCGGGGGCCAAAGCTTCTCTGCTGACACGCAGGTTCGCTCTTCTGGCCTGAGTCCTTGGTTCTTCAGTTCGACTTCTGAAAAGCAACCGAAGCCGCTGCTGTAGGTGCTGCAGATGAGTTGGATGTTGTTGCTGTTGCCCGGTGCCCAGAGTTCGACTTTTACCCAACCAGAGCCCTGCAGGCACTTCGGACCCTGCGATACGTCGTCCATGATGTTGAGGCTCCAGCCCCGGTACGGCTCGTTCTTGTCGATGAAGTCCAGTGCGCTGAGTGCTGCGTTCGTTCGAGCCTGAGTGCGTGCGTTCTCCAAGACGTAGGGAGCAGGAGGAGCGGCGAAAGAGTTGAGTTGCAGGGCTGCGTTTGCGAAGACAACTGCGAGGGCCAAGACAAGTTTGTTCATGATTTCTTTCCTTAGAGAAGTGACAAAGTAGAGGAGGCTTGCGTAATCAGTTCTTGCGTCGTGCACCTCCCGTTGGTGGGTTCCTGTCGAAGTGCTTCTGCACCCAGTCGAGCACCTCTGATCGCCGCCACTTGGGCTTACCCGGCTTGCCGTCTTGCTTGGTCAACCTGACGCAGGCGGGAAAGCCGGGAGCGAGGGCGTAGTTGTCGAGGAAGTAGCGCCCGGTGCAGCAGAGCAGTGCACCGACATCACCGGTGTCGAGCAGCGCGTCAGGTGCCATGCGAGATGCGATCTCGCGGGCCAACTCTTGAACATCGATTGCCTCTGCGGTCACAGCACATGCTCCCTGAAGGCACTCACTGCCACCGGCACGATCGGCTCGATCATCCGCATCATGGCTTCGGCGTAGACGCGGATCTCGTACTGGGCGTGCGGGTGCAGGCGCAGCTTGAGGAAGTGGAAGAGGTTGTGCAGGCTCATGGATGTGAACATGTGTGTGTAGGTGCCAAGGGGTAGGACGCTGCGGGCCAGCTCACGCGGGCATCCGTTGGCGATCAGGTTGCGGTAGATGTCAAACGACCTGGAGCACGTGTCCTCGATCTGCCACCTGATGTAGCTAGCAGCGCCGTTCTTCTGATCCGTTCGCATCTGCTTGTTGCTCGTCGACTGCGTCGTGATCTGGTCAGCCTCGGGCACGTAAAAGACCTCAGGCAGCTCGGTGTAGCGGGCCGAGACCTCGTTGTAGGCCTGCGTGCGGTGCCGGTGCCACTGTCTGATCACGAAGATCGGAGCGCGGATCTCGAAGGTGAACTGCACCGATTCGAAGGGGGTCGTGTGCCTGTGCTTCATCAAGTAGTTGATGAGCTTCTCGTCCTTGTCGGCGTCCTCACCTGTGCGCCACTCGGCGTCATACGAGACCCGCGCCGATCGGATGATCGACAGGTCGTTACCCATGTGGTCCACGAGTCTCACAAGACCGTGATCTAGAACCTTGATTGCTTCAGTCAACCTTATCTCCTGCTAGTTTCGCCGCAAGTCTTTGCAGCTTTGAGTTAAAGAACCTGCGGACCACATAGCTCCTGATGATTGAGAGCACGGTGAACCACAGCGTGATTTGAAAGTTGACGCCGTAGGAAACCTCCATTCCGTACCACGGGTAAAGAAAGTGACCAAGCAAGAAGGAGAGAACAAACCCGATTCCGATGCTCAGCAATACTTCGTAGAGAGATCCGAGGCGCGATTGACTCATGCTTTTTCTTCATTAGTGTCAATGTATTCTAGAACTACACCGCACTCGCTGAAGAGTTCTTTCGCCAGCTTGAAGTCCTTGCCCCATCGAGCATTCTCGACACCCGGCTTCGGACACACTACGCGCACAATACCCGCCTGCACGATTGACTTGGCGCAAGCCATGCAAGGCATCAAAGTGCAGATAAGGGTGCCGCCCATTAACTTCGTGCCGCTGCGGGCTGCATTGGCAATTGCATTGGCTTCAGCGTGTACCGTCCAATCAAGGCGCTCCTCGCGCTCAACTGAACGCTTGTCGGTATCAGCGTCGCAACCTCGTGGTGCACCGTTCCAACCCGTTGAGAGTACTTCCTTGCCTTCTCCGAGGATCACACAGCCCACCTTAGTGCCAGGAAGCTTGCTCATCTGCGCAAAAGCCTGAGCAATGGGGAGAAAACGCTTGTATTTCGACTCGAATTCGATAAATCCAATTTCAGGCCACGACAACGAAACCTGAGGCGCTGCATCGGGATCGCCAAAATAATAGTTTGTAGCCTGTTCTGAGGGCTCGTTTTTCACGAGGTATCTGTTAAAAAAGCCGCCAGATAAGACAGATCGTTGGTATTCCATTAAATCATTCTCCAAGTTGTATAACGTGATCAGCCACAGATTCGCTGAGTTCATCGTGAGAGGCCAAGAGGGTTTGTTCAAACCCTACCGAGCTGAGAAACCCCAAGACATTGCCGGTTCTGGTTGAGTCGCATCCATGTGCGGGCTCATCGAGCACAAGAAATGAGGCGTGGGGAACGAATGTTTTGCTTAGGGCTACCCGGATAGCCAAAGCCAGGACATCGAGGGTGCTGCCCGACAGAGACTCGATTGACTGACCGTTTACCTTGAAGCCACTTTCGTCTTTCGCGACCACACTTGTTTCGCCACGTAGCGAAGAGAAGAAGTTGCTCACCGCTGCAAGGGTTGCGTTCCATAGGTAGTCCGTGATGGCTGGCTTGAGACCCTTGAGCTTCTTCACCAGTCCGTTGTTGAAGGCCAGGGCCTTGATATCGTCCTGGTGCTCTTTGACCCGCGCCGCCGCTGTCGCCGCCGCTGCCACAGCCTGCGCGTGCACTCTCTCTGCCTCGACCTTCTGTGCCGTAGCCTCAGCCAGTGCAAGCGTCAGTGAAGACAGCACGCTGTCTGCCTCGATCGACAAGACATAGGCTTGGTCGTAGGCAGCGTTAAAGGGCTGCAGATCAACAGGTGGGTTCTTCTCAAGGGTCTCAGACCACTCCTGCACGGCAAACTGCAGATCTTTAGCAGTCGCCGTGTGAGCCTCGACGCGCCCCTGTGCCTGTACTGCCTTGGTCTGCATCTCTTCGAGCAGCTTCAGCTCTGCCTTCTGCTCAGCGATAAGCGAAGCTGAGGGCACGTCACCCTTCCACTTAACGAGCGCCGGGTACACGCTCATATCGAAGTCGATGAACGGGGCAATGTTGCAGGCGGCGGCGTAGGAGTCCCGGCCCACCTTGTCGATGGCTTTGAGATCCGCCACGATCTTGCTGGCCTGCACTACGCTCTTGGCTGCGAGGTCCTGCCTAACCATCAGATCCCTGATCTGCAGATCAACCGTCGCGTTGTGCTCAGCGACGTGCTCAGCGCTGTTCTTGGCGGTGCCGCAGGTAGGGCACTTACCGTCTGTGATCTTCGTCAGGCCAAGGCGTGTCCGCTCCCTGATCAGATCCTCTTGCACTGCCCGAGCCTCATCCGAAGCAGCTACAGCCTCACGCAACGCGGCATCAAAGCTCTCTCTTGGCTCATCCCAGAAAACGTCAGGCTGCGGTGGCAGTTTCTGAAATTGAGAATAAGCCTCAAGACTGTTCGTTGCGACCTGATATCGCAGGGAAGAGATTCGACCCTGATCAGGCACCTTCGCTGCGTCGACCGAAGCCGCCTCCAACTTCACAAGCTCAGCGCTCAACTGCTCTTTTGCTTTGGCAAGCTGATCGACGCAAGTAGTTCGCGTTGCAGCCCCGGCCTCAGCTTCGTCGAGCGCCTTCTCAGCCGCCTCACGAGCAACCGATGCCTTTTTGGAAACAGTTTGCTGCACCTTGTGCTGCGCCGTCAGCGCGTCGATCTTTTCCTGCGCCTGCGGGTCGAGCGGCACGATCGCGGCGGCGGCGGCGGCGTGAGCCTCTTCGGCCAGCGACAGCTTTACCCGCACTGGCGCATCGGACCCCAGAGACAGGTTGGCCTGCGCTGACTCAAGCAGCTTGTCGATCATGTCGAAGTCAGCCAGCTTGCCCATGAGGGTGCTGACGGCTGCAGGCCCGTCGTCGAGTGCGCCGCGCAGCCCGTTCTGCGAAGCGAGCATGAGCAGGCCAGCGGTCTTGCTGTCGGCTCCGAGGAGCTTGGTGGCGAAGGCGCTGACCTCGCTTTGGCCGGTGACTAAGCCGTCGCCGTAGACGCACTCAGCCCCAGCCTTCGATCGCTTGAAGACGTAGTCAATCCCGCTGATGCTGATAACCAGCTCAACTTTTAATTCTGACTCTTTGCGGCCCCAGGTGACGGTGTCGACCAGAGGGTTGCGCAGACTCTTGCTTCCGTACAAGGCGTACAGCAAAGCTTCAGTGACCGTCGTCTTGCCAATCTCGTTCGGGCCGCGCAGCACGTTCAACCCTGCGGTGAACGTGAGCTGCGTATCGATGTGCTTGCGAAAGCACTTCATGCTGAGTGACTTGATCATTGGTGATCCTTCATCAGCCCCTCGACCACGGCAAGCTCTGCCGGGTCTAGGTGCTTCTTGATGTAGTCGAGAACGTCGAATGCCTTGGCAACCTCGAACGACGCGGGTAGTGCTTCCGTATCCACAATACCGTCAATCTTCACGCCGTTCGTGATCACGAAGGCGCTCGACTTGCTGCGGAACTTGGCGATCGCATTGATCACATCGCCTGCCTGCGTCGAGGTTGCTGTGCCGACGACCTTGATGAAGCCAGCGACGATGTCGCTGTCGAGGTCTTTCCAGTCGACCTCGACGTAGCCGTGTTCACTGCTGCGTTGCCACGTCAGCACAGTCTTCAACTCGCAGTCCAGGGCGTGGGCGAACTTCTGGTTGTTGTTCAAGCAGTCGGCCACAGAGGTCGGCCACTGGTTGCCCAGGATCACCACCTTGCCGCCGAGCGCCGTGCGAGCTTGATGCTCGTGAGCGAAGACCAGCTTCCATCCCGCCTCGACAAACTCACGCGCCTGCTCCTCGCTCACGTTCAAGCTGTGGTCGCTCTCAGCAGCGAACCCGTTGTTGTAGTTCGCGTGCAAGAACAGGTAGTGCGGGACATCTATGCCAGCTTCGAGAATGCCCTGCAGCTTCATGTCGAAGATGTCTTGGTTGGCGCAGTGAGCAAGCACAGTGACGGGGTATCCATCGATCTTGGCTGACTGGTTGATGTTCACAGCATTAAAAAGCTCTGGAAACTGACTTTTAAGAACAGTGCAAAGCATTTCAAATGATGACACCTTAGTCCCTCTAGGGCTCCAATCGTGATTACCAGCTATAAGGGTGAGTTTTTTACCTAAACTTAGCCAGTTAGCAAAAAGGTCGTATGTTTGCAGCCAGTCCCTAGAGTCAATACTAAAGTCGTCAAAAAGATCCCCAGGTACAACTAACTCAGTCTGCTCTGACAAGCGAAGAAGTCCTGAAAGAGACTCAAACAGGTATGTACGCAGTGTTTCCTGCGATGCCGGTGTTGTCCCACCCTTGCGACTTACCCCGATGTGAATGTCTGAAATGATTAACATTAGATTCCTTAGTTTGTAATTGAACGTTGAAAGTCCCAGCCCCTTACAACGTACCTCTTATACAGCTTTAGATACGGTAGGTTTAACTTAACAGCCCAATCTTTAAGACATAGGCGCTGACCATTGTGTTCGACCCAAATTGTTGTTCTCCTAGATAATGCTTGATCTTTAGTGCTAGCCCATACGCATGTCTCAGGCGAGTAAACCCTTGCTCCGTTTACTCTTTCTAGAGTGAGGCCTTCGGGTGTTTCTCCCATGTCGTGTAAAAAATTCAAGTAATCCTCTTTCCAACGCTGACAGACTGTAATACCCACTGCCCCGTATCTCTCGAAAGAAGTGGCTCCGCTGTGATAACACCTGGAGATCATGCTTTGCCACACGCACCACGTTTTGGTCTTGCTCAACCCGTGTGTAGTGCTTCTGTTTTTTGTCAGCTCTAACCTAATGCACCCACAGGACTTAGTTTTTCCAGATGTCAGGTTGTATTGGTTAACGCTGCACTTTTCGCCGCACTCACAGACACAAGCCCACCTTCTTACGTTGGGCCTGATCCTGGCTGCTTCTCCTACAACTCGTAGTCTTCCGAAAACCTGACCCTGCAGATCAATCATTTCTTATTTTGTGGTAGTTCCTTAATTGCCATTCTGTCAGACCTAAGCTGACATGTCAATCTGATCTCTCAAGCCCAAGAACACTGGGAATCGAGGTGCTTCTTTCACTCCGATCGAGAACGACTTGAACTTGACGTGCAGGCCGGGGAGCTTCTCCCGCACCTTCCACAGAGCCTCACGATCCGAGTGATCAAAGCCGGTGCCGATGTTGAATTCGATGCCGTCGTCGGTCTTGCAGATCAGTGCTCCGAGGCGATCCTTGCCACGTTTGTTTTCTGCATGGGAACTGCGTTGCGTATGGCCCAGTTCATTCGTCTTGGCTTCGTTAAGATTCTCCATCTCCTCCACATAACCCACGACGGTGGCCTCGTCACTTTGCATCCTCTTTAGCTTCAGCAAGGATGCTTCCTTGGCTGTCGAGCGACCGTACTTGTAGCGTGACGATGGGCCGCTGAAGGCACGCAACATCACTCCTTCGTAGCCTCGGTTCAGGTACATCTGTTCGATGTAGAGAACGTCTAACTGGCTCATCACTGGGTGGTTCATGACCTTGACGACACCCTCGTGCGGCTCGACGGCACCAAAGCGCTGGTAGTACTCATCGTTGGGCCGCTTGATGTGATCGAAGGCGTAGAACTTCACATCGGGTGCACCAGTCTTTGACATGACCCCGCTGTAGGTGTCGCGGTAGACGGTCGGTGAGTTGGGTTCGCCAACGATCAGCTCGCCGTCGTAGCCTTCAAGCTCTGGCCGGTTGCCGAACATGTCCTGCACAACAATGTTCGGTATCGGCTTGAGGCTGCGAGCCATCACGACGCCGTCGATGATGATTGCCCTGATGCCGTCGAGCTTGGCGCTGACCCAGGTGTTGGAGAAGTCGACGTGCTGGAAGTCAACTGGCGAGGCCAGCATCGGCTTGAAGGCGCTCATTGCAACACCGCCGTCTTCGAGTCTTCAGTTGCGACGATCAGCAACATGTTTTCTCCAACAGTTTCAAAGACCGCGTTGAAGACTCCGAGACTGAGCATCGTGAATGCTTCGTGCAGGATCTGATTCGCAAGGGCCGACACTGTGTCTTCTCGTCCCATAATGGCAATCCCTTGTTCGTTCCAGAGTTGGTAAAGCCGGTACAGCTTCTGGTGATGTTGAAAGCTCGTGTCGTCCTTATGGACGAGATCCATGATGTCTGAGGTGAGTTGAAGCCAAGAGACGACATCAGGCCTCGTAGAAGCAAAGTCGCCCATAGCTATGGAGCGTTGTTCGTAAGTGGTCATTTGAAGATTTCTTCAAGTGCTGCGGCTGCAGTCGGGAATGTTGGGCGACCCTCGAAAGGGAAGGAAGGCGGGCAGGTGTCGTAGTAGAAGAGTTCGCGCCGTCGCAGGTAGAGCCAGTCTTTGAAGGCGCTGCGGTAGACCAGCACGATCGTGTTGAAGCCTGCTTCATCGAACATCTTCAACTTGCCGTACTGGCTGACCTTGGCTTTGGGCAGTCTGTTCTCCTGCGCGGTCTCCTTAACTTCAAGGTGGTAGGCAGGCGACTTGTTGGGTAGCGGGTACCCGACAAGGAAGTCAGCAGGCTGTGCGGCAAGCGCGCCGCGTGCAGCTTTGGCATCTGGATAACGATGCCAAGCGAAGCTGGCAACAGACGAGGACTTGGCTTCAAGCCACTCCTGCGCCTGTTGCTCGGCCCACTTACCCGGTGTTAGCGGTTTGGTGGTCAAGCTTCAGTCCAGGTCGAGGTCTGAGCCCTGCACAAGGAGGGCGTCGTCTACAGCCGCTTCTGCAGGCTCTTCAGCCACCGGCTCCTGCCACTCAAGAGAGTGGTCGCGGATCAAAGTGCCTTCGGCTACCTTCTCCACCGTCTGCATGAAGATCTGAGGACGCTTGCCAGCCTCCAAACTGATCACGGCTTTCACGATGTTGCCTTGCAGACCGAGGAGGCCGCAGATAGTGGTTTCAAGTTCTTGCTGGGTCATGCTGCTTCTTTCATTTCAAAAATGTCATTGAGGGATTTGCGGATGTTCTCTTCTATGAACCAGTCGCCGCATTCGTACTGGTCTGCAAAATCGGGTCCGAAAGAGATGGACCCGAGAATCGGTACCTTCATGGTCGAGTAGGCTTTCGTCATGCAGGCGTGCTTCTCGCGCAAGAACTCGACAGCGTCCTCACGCGTCACGCTGTCAACAAGTTCGTCATGGATCGGTGCGATGAATCGGGCGTCGTATTTGAAGAAGATGCCTCTCACCCACATCTCGGCCATCGCAAGCTTTGTCATCTCTCCCGCGCTGCCCTGGATCTCGAAGTTCCACGCCTGTCTTGCAGCGCGATCGGCAGCACCCTTCTCGTCGCTCATGATGGCTTCGCGGAGATGGCGACGAGCACCCATGAAGGTCAGGGCGTAGCCTGTGCGCTTGGCTTCTTCAGCGGCACGCTCAGCGGCCTCGTCGACGCCGGGGAACATGGCACTGCGGGCGTCGAGGAACAACTGTGCATCCTCGACCGGCATCACCAGAGTCTCTGAAAGCTTCACAGCCTTCGCTCCGTTCTGTGCCCCGAAGTTCACGTTCTTCGCGTCCTTGCGGAGGTCGTCTGCCTTCTTGCCCACCGGCTCGTTCTTGCCCAGCTTGCGCAGGCGCAGGAACAAGTCGTAGGTGCCGTCTTCGCTGCGGTCAAGGTCAGCGCCGTAGGTCTTGCGAAGCTCGTCGACGATCTCTCGACCCCACTTCATCTCCAGCGCACCGGCAGCGGTGATGCTGTGGATGTCCTTGAGCTTGCTGCCCACGTAACAGGCCAGCATGTTCTTGTCCTGGCTGCGCTCTGCTGCAAGTCGTAGCTCTTGCCCGACGAAGTCGATCGATGTCACAACTGCGTTCCTCTTGTGCGGCTTGAAGATGCCACGGAACTTCACAGCCTCACCCTTCTTGGGAAGCTGCTGCAGGTTCGGATTCGACATGCTGTAGCGGCGCGTCACAGCGGCGCACTGGTTGGCCTGAGCGTGAACCAGCCCGTCCTTCCAGTGCCGGATGTTCCAGTAGTTCTTGTAGAACAGGCTGCGCCGCGTCATCACGCTCTTCATCACGCCGATCGCCTTCAGCGCGGCGCGGGCGGCGTCGTCGATCACGTCAGCGTCGAAGGCCAAGGCGAAGTCGATGGCGGTGTCATCGGTCTTCGCCTTCAGTTTCATCAGCGCCTTCTGCTCATCGGTGAGCACACCTTGCTCAGAGCCAGCGCGGATCTTCTTGAACCGCTGCACCGCTGCAAACAGCTCAGGATTCTTCTCTTTCTCCAAGGGTGTCACGTCGTTGATGACCTTCACCGGCAGCTTCATGTGCGTGTAGAGAAGCTCCTTCATCTGCTTCGGTGAAGCAAGGTCGAGCTTGGGCTCGCCGTTGAAGTTCTCGGCCACCAGCTTGTTGAAGTACTCCATCTCGCCAGAGCCAACCACGATCGACAGCACCCGAACCTTGTTCGCGATGTCGTCTTCGCCTTCTGCAGTCAGCTCATCTGCGTGCACCTCAAGCAGCTTCGCCAGCTTGCTGAGCGTGCGGATCAAGGTCTTGGGGTGCTCGCGCCCGGTGATGTGCTGGTACCCCTCTTTGATGTTGGCCGGGGTCATCTCGGTGTAGACCGGGCACTGCGTGCCGTCGAACCCGATGTCCATGAGGTACTGGCGCAAGACGGGGGCGGCGGCGTCGTAGGCCGCGTCGTCTTCCTTCTCCATCGCACGCATGTCTTCCAGCGAGATCGCCGTGCCCTGCACGAACGCCAGTGCCGTCAGGTAGGCCGGGTAGGTCTCAACCTGCTCGTAGACGTGCCACGTCTTCTCGATCTCCATCACGCACCGGAAGTGCACGGCGACAGCGGCAGTGCAGATGGTGTCGTCAGCGCCGTAGCTGAGCACCTGACGTGCGGTCAGCTCGTTCATCTTGTGCTGCACCTTCACCCACTCAGCGCCGTCTTCTTCCTGCCACTCCCCCAACACCTTGCCCTTGCCGTTCCAGGCTGACTTCAGGTACTCCTTGGTGGTGGCGCTGTCGTAGGTCTCCTGCTCGTAGCCCAGCAGGTCCTTGCTCAGTGACTTCAGGCCACGACTGCGGTTCTCATCGACGTAGCTCGATCCAATGGCGGTGTCGCGCACGTTGGGCAAAAAGCCATGCCAGATATCATCAACCATTAAGCCTCCCATTCAATATTTGATCAACAGACCAACCTCTTCGGCGTCGTGTGTAAATAGTGCTGACACTTATACCTAACTCTTCAGCCCAAGCACTCGGTGCCTGAGTCCTACCGTTGTAAGTTATGAATTTTGTTCCACATTGACGTTTATTCGCAGCCTGAGTAAACCAATCAGCCCAGTGACAGTTTTCTTTGTTGTAGTTGCCGTTTGGGTCCTTTCTGTCGAGCGTTAATCCTTCAGGCACGTCACCCATATCAGCAAGGAAAACCGAGAAATCGTTCCATGACGGATCGTAAGTAATCCCACGCCCGCCGTAGTCTTCGTATGACTCAGACATCGGGTTATCGCATCGAGTCTTCATGTCTCTCCACGCTCTGTACGTGGAACTCTGTCTCTTAGTCGCCTGCCCATGCTTGGTGTTACGTTTGCTCGTCAGCTCTTTTTGCAAACACCCACAGGATTCTGTAGCCCCTGTACTAAGCGATTGATTTAAGATCTCTTTAAGCACTCCGCACTCACACCGACATAGCCAGCGCTTTCTTGGCTTACCGCTGCTTATGAGAGGTGTAGCGGCGCTTAATACATCTAATCTGCCGTAAACGCAGCCTACACTGACTACTGATCTGAAGGAAGATCTAGCGTTTAGTCTGCTCATACATCAGCCGTGTTTTTAAGTACTACAAGTTCAAACTGCGAGTTATGAACGTATGTTATCTTGTCACGTGGTATTAGCCTTATAAAGTCAAAAGTCTGATTGACGCTCAGATTACTAATCCCAGGCTCCTCTACGTTATCAACCGGAAGGTAGACGGTGTGCTGAACATTCGGGCCGAACGTGATCTGCACAGAGGTCAGCTCTGACCCGAACACATCGACCTTGTCTTCCTTGCCTGCGACTTCAAGCCACTCATCGCTCTCAGGCGGCGTGCTGGTCTCGATGTCGAGCGTGACGAAGGGGCTGGCAGCAATCTGCTTGCGTGCCCAGTCGGCAGCTTCGCTATAGTTCTCAGCCGAGACGATGCGCTTAGTGCCTGCCCACTTGCGCAGGCGGTCGTCTTCACAGGACTCGCGTGGCTTGACCATTCCGGCCTGCCAGGACAGCGGGCGGCACAGGGTGTTGATCTTCTCGATGCGCAGCCGCCCAAGCTCGTAGCTCAGGTAGACGCTGTCGGCGTCGTCGATGATCTTCTGCAGATCGCGCATCTCTGCAAGGTCTTCCTGCAGAGCCAGCAGGTTCTTCGACAGGATCAGCTCGCGCATCATCTCAAGCCCGCTGTCGCCGAACAGCTCGACCAGCTTCTCGAACGCCTTCGGCCCGAAACCCTTGGCACCGGGGATCTTGTCGCTGCTGTCGCCCACCAGCGCGATCGCAACGGGGATGAGGTCGTGCCTGAAATCGCCGAAAGGGTTCTTGTCGACAGCGCCAGCACGCCAGTGATGCACGTCGCCGCCGACGAGCTGCGCCAAGTCCTTGTCACCCGACACGATCCAGCGCTCGCCTTCGAGGTTGAGAGCGAGGTAGCCGATGACATCGTCAGCCTCGACGCCGTGGTC